CCGTCATCGTGCTAAGTTAGCCATCATTGAGATCACCCTCTATGTCGCAGCCCTATTGAGAAATTAGGCTGTCCATAGATACCCACCTAGTCTTCACTTGAAGACGAGGCCGCTGCGCCACCCCATGCTGCCAGGGAATCCCTGGGCCTGGGCGCTCTGTGAAGAGCTGTAAAAACGCAGTGTCGTCATTGGTTGGCGACTTGCTGGACGACTCGATACGAGTCCGAACGCAAATCTCTTCTCGCTGCAACTCCCAATTCCAGCGACGCGCAAGCGTCCTGTTTTCGGGGTCTGTGCGGGTTTTGTAACCAAAGGCGCCAGATCGGTAGGCTACATCCGGGATTAACCGGGGTAGAGTCGACGCGAGATAAGATGATGTCGATAGCATAAACTTTTGGTAAAAGTTGTTTGCCGTCGCCACCACACTCGCTAACGATGCTGGTTTGCCACTATACCAACAGTGCCAATACGCAGGGGTCACGTCGACCCCGCGGAAGGCCTCAACGCCGCAAGATTCTCGAAAGTTTCCTTTCCAGAATGTCTTTTTGACGTTGACCTTGAAGTACAATACTTCAAGAGTTTGTATCAGTAGCTCCCGACTGTCTTCAGGGATGACGATGTCATCGCCAAAGACGGCAATGTCTCCTCGGAGGGTCTCAATGTTCCGTACAGAAGCCTTAAGCCCGCGCTTTACCAATGCGCAGGACACGGCGACTGTTAGAAATATGAGCGATTCCACCGGGAAAGTACAGGCACTGCCCATAGTTGAGAACTTTCTCAACCGGACGACCTCAGGCGCTCTCGCGCTGAGAGATTGTCGTACGCTACGGGTCCGGGACGCTCGAAGGGCTCGCAGTAATTTCGGATTTCTCCGGAAGAGCGACTCCACAACGTGCGTAGAAACTCGATCGCTTGCTGCTGACAAGTCAACAGTAGCCAATCGGCCGTCGACTGAACCAGCCCTAGCGAGTTCACCATTGTGCGATTGATCACGAAAGTGAACAAACGCGCCAATGAAACAAGCTCGGGATCGCTCATCGAAGTAGTGCCACAAGTTTTGCTGGCACCACTGGTTGGAACTCGGTTCTGCGGCGATGAGCCGCGGTTTCGAGAACGACTTCGGGACACCGATGAGTCTAGAACTTTGTTCTTGCGAACTAAGCTCCGGATGATCATCATGTCGTTTCGCCCATGCCGAATAGCTATGGAAAGCATAATCGGCGAACGGGTACTCGGTTTCCAGAGTAGATGACCAGGATCGCCAACAGTACTTGTTAGCGACTCCAGTATACTCTGCAACAGCTCCTGGTCCGTGCTTGAACCTCCAGTCGGAAGGATCGTAAGATCCGAGACTGGCGGTAAGGATCCCCGACACTTTGTCGAGGACCCCAAGGACGATCGAGAGTTCTTTCCGGGAATCCGGAAAGAGAGTGTCAATTCTTCCCCTGAAACAGGGGCTTTCTTCGAACCCATGATGGGTCTCCTTGAAAGAATCAACTTCTTCGTTCCAGAACCGATTTGGCTCTGGCAACGATTGATCGACAGCGTAGAACTCGTCAACTTCCGTTGCGATTTCATCAGCTGTGCATTCGAAACTGGCCTTCTTTGCGGCAAAGACAATCTGCCGGAGGAAGAATACAGCTTCAAGGTTTGCGTCGTCCTTCAAACGACCAGTCTCGTCAAAAATCAGTAGGTATAACCCCCGCAAGAAAGCAGGGACTAATACGCGACCTGAGACCCGCTTCGTCAGCGGAAGTCCAGATCGGCAGTACTGACCGTCGGACAAGCACCTATCAAAGTGCTTCCCGAGCGCCGGGAGGAGTTCCAGAAAAACTGAAACTCCCCTCGACTTAACGAGACTTTGAAGATGGGCGAGATCTCTCTCAAATTCCATCCTCAATGTCGGGAAAGCGTACGTAGCATCTGCGAAGATGTGTTCGTACACTTTGCTCAACTCACTTACATGGCGATTAGACATTGTCCGGGATTAAACTCCTAGGCATGTCCCATGCGTCAAGTAGCGATCATCAACCAACGGGAGTCAAGGTTAAAGGAGCCCTCACGACGAGTGAGGATATCTCCGATACCGAATTACGACTCCCACTGAACCAATGCGGACAGGAGCGCATTCGAAGACAAGATCATCTTGTCAGCGACGGCGTCCTCGAGGGTGACTGCAGTTTGACCCGGAAGCACTTCCATTACGAAGTAGAACTTCCGGTAGAACTCAGCCACCGCTCCAGCTGCGAAGGTCGTTCTCACGACTTCGAAGTTGTGGCGGTCATATTGTGGGTAGATGCCAGTCGGTTTCACAACCGAATGGCGAATCTTCACAACGTACCTGTCCGTGGAATTGGTGAACCTGTACTCGGATGAGTACACGTCCTGGTTGACTAATGTGCAGGTGATGTCACCACCAGCCTGCGGCAAAACGATCGTGTTACCTAACATGTGAGAAATTCTCCTGATGCGAAACTGCTCTTAGGGCTTGATGCCCTTCAGGACAGCAAGCGCACCAAGAATCGACATCTGCTTCCCCGTAAGGAGAGGCAGTGTAGGAAGGGGGAACGGTATAACGGGAAAGACAGGAAATCTTTCCTTGCGCTCCATTTCTTCTACGTACCACCCGTTAAGGGTATACTGAGAAGGTATGGGATTGTCCAAGACGTACACCGACTTCGATGTCGAGTGCCTCATCAAGGACAGGCGCCCAAATGTCAGTCCTAGTTCATTGTTGCTCGCTTTTAGGCAAGTGCCTACATTTGAGAACCAATCAACTAGCCAGCTCCAGGGAGTAAGCTCCCAAGCAGCTTCCAATGCAGCATAGTTTCCTATGCCGCCGTAACCATCGAAACCACCAGTGCTCAGATAGGCCAGACGTTCAAGTTGTCTGTGTCCTAACTGAGGTAGGTCGGAGCCTGCCGCGAGTTTCCACTCGCAGGTGCCCCAACTCCTGGTAGCCATCGAGACGTTACGATTACCGGTCGCTACAAAACGAATTCCATGCCATGTGGCATGGGTCGTTGTGTTCGATACCGCTGACACAAGTTCACACCGTCGCCTCAAAGTTCTGCCATCGCGAAGCGCGTACAACTCTTTCATTCGGTTATTCACCGAGTCTACGAAGTGGTACAGCGACGCGAGGTCTTTGGCCAAAGGTCGAACGACCCACCGCCAGGATATGTATCCTGCGGCGGCGTCGCGAAGCAATTTCTTGCCGTAACCTTTAACCATACCTGGGATATCCTTCAACTCGCCGAGATACGACGCGATGTTCACTTTTGGAACACTCGGGTTCGTCTTGGCAAGTATCTCCCATGCAAGCGCATTAAGTGCAGCCATATCGTAGGCTGGCCATGCGCCGCGTGGGTCATCAGGTCCAGGGTGATATTGCATCGGATAACCGACGAACTCACCCGCTCCTGTGATAGTAGGAAAGTGCGTGAAGGTGCGGACGAGGTCAAAACGATTGCTCGTTTGACGCTCGCCAACCGTATCAGCACAGCTTTCATACGGACCATGCGTGATGCACGCGAAATCCTGGAGGTTTCCAAATGCGTAATAAGAACCGCATTCTGAAAACCGTCCATCGTTAACGCGTGTACGTGCACTCATGGTCGGATCCTCAAAGCAAAACGTCTACAGGGTACATGGAATGTTTACCGAGAGATGAATCTCAGTTGGGCGCACCTTACGAGGTGCG